AAGATAGAAAAAGAATTAGAGGATGCAGGAATAGAACTTGAATCTGAGCACAATCTTCTTGGAGAAAAATTAAAAGAAGAAAGTGAAGAAGTGGAGGGGCAGGGGCAAGATAATGATGAAATATCTTTAAACGAAGGAGAAAAAAAAGGAAAAAATATAATTATGATGGCTATAGATTTTTTAATTGGAGCAAAAAGAAACGCAAATCCATTAAATTTGTTAATGGGAGCAGATAAAGCAGAGGCTGGTACTTTAGACGGTAAACCCATAAGAGAAGATAGATCTTTTGCTAAAGGAATGATTAAAGAACATGAGGGATTGAAATTAAAAGCATATAAAGATACAAAAGGACTTCTTACAGTTGGTTATGGACATCAAATAGACGCTGATTCTCCACTTGATATTCGTAGTTTGAAAGAGGGGGATGTTATAAGTCAAGAGAGAGCTGATCAATTATTTGATATGGATTTTGATGATCATTCAAATGCTGCTAAACAAATTCCTGGTTTCTTTAAAGCAACTAAGAAACAACAGGCAGGGTTGATTGATCTCACATTTAACATGGGACCTAATTGGTATAAATCATTTCCAAATTTTGTTAAAGCATTTGATGAAGGAGATTATCAAGAGGCAGCTAAACAATTAGAATATGCTGATCCTATTAATAGACCTGGAGTAAAATCAGGTTATGTTAAAGATGTGGGATCACGAAGATCTACTCCTATAATAGATCTCATAGGAGGTAAAGGAATTGATGTGGATATTTCTCCACACTTAAAAGGAATTCAAAATCTTTTAAGTAGTCAATCTAAGAATTTATCTGATAAAATTTCATCTATTTCTATGGATATGGATTTTGAAGATGATTCTCCTATTATAGTTCCCATACCTAAGTCAAAAACAAAAGTTGTTGGTGGATCAGGTGGAAACCAGATGATAGTTGTCGGAGGTGAGGATGTAAATAGTAGTATGGAAAAGCTTTATCTAGCAAAACAGGCAAGAGTTTAATCAATGGCATCTATACTAAGACCAGGCAATATAAGAGACTTTACTATTCATGGAAAGAATGGTTCAAGAGATCTTTCTGGAAATAAAAGTGAGCATGATAGTAAAGCTACTTTAGCTGATATTAGATATTACGAAAATGTATTATCTAATATAATTACTCTATCAGTAGGAGTTAAAGAAACTGATGATGTTTTGGATAAACTTCCTATTAGAGGAGGAGAGAAGGTAGATATTGTATTGGAAGATTATAATGGTAAAAAATTAAAACCTACTTTGTATGTGAACAAGGTAAGGAATGTTGTATCAGATAGTATAGAGAATAATTATTCCCTAGATCTTGCATCTGAACAATTATTCAAAAATGATTTATCCAGAGTAGTTAAAAGATATGATGGGAAGATATCTGATAATATTACGAAAATAATGAAGGAACACTTGGATACTGATGTTGATGTTGATGAAACTTTAATTAACTATAATTTTATAGGTAATAATAGAAAACCATTGTATGTTTGTACTTGGTTAGCAGCTAAATCTATACCAGCTCAACCAGGTGAAGGGACTGCTGGTTATCTTTTCTTTGAAACTCAAGATGGATTTCAATTTAAATCTATTGATGGATTGTTTAGTCAGTCCTATAAGAGAAAGTATGTCTTAACAAACACCCCATTCAAACCTGGAGAATATGATGGACAGGTTCTTAAGTATTCTATTGATAGGGATATTAATCTACAAAATAATTTAGCTGTAGGAGCTTACTCTAATAGAAGTATCTACTTTAATTTTTATGATTTCAAATATGTTGATCAGGAATTTAGTGTTAAGGATGAGACAATAAAGACTGGGGGAAAGGATAATATCCAAGAATCTATTAAAAACTTTGGAGATGAACCATCAAGAATCATGACTAGGATTTTGGACATTGGTACTCTTCCTGCAGGTAAGAGCACTGAGGATGAGTTGGAGACTTGGAAGAGTGATCCAACTAATCCTACTTACAATGCTCCTAAGACTATGGTTCAGTCTGTGATGAGATATAATCAATTGTTTGCTATTAAAATAAATATTACCATAGCAGCAGACTTTACTTTAAAAGCTGGAGACTTAGTTCGTTGTGATTTTCCTGAAGTCAGCACAAACAAAACATCTGGTGTAAACAAGCAGAGTGGTGGCATATATATGATATCAAGTCTGTGTCATCGCTTGACATCAGATCAATCTTCTACTAATCTAACATTAGTAAGAGATAGTTTTGGTAGAAAACCTTTCTAAGGAGAATTATGACAACTAACACTCCCAAGCATGATTTAGATCATGAGGTATACATTGATCCTAAGGATCATAAAGAACATATCAATCATGGTATGATAGAATATTCTGAAAAGGATTTGGAGATGCATAATGATGCATTCCATGATCATACTGAAGAGGAAGTAGTACCTAATGAAGGTAAGATTAATGATTGGCATACAAGACATGAAGACAAGCACCTAGAAGTCTATTGTGATAATCATCCAGATTCACTAGAATGTAGAGTATACGACGATTAATGCTAGAAAATTCCCTATTTAAAACACACTACCTTGGACGTGATGGTTATGTCTGGTGGATAGGTCAGATTCCAAAGCAAAAGAATTGGATTGCTAACATAGCAGATCGTCCTGGTGAATCTAATGATGACTTTAAAGGATTTGATTATAGATATAAGGTTCGTATACTAGGTTATCATCCTGCTGATACAAACGAACTTTCTGATGAGGATTTACCTTGGGCATCTGTATTGTTTCCAGTCACTGCTGGATCTGGTCAGGGTGGAGCATCGCAATCTCCTAATATCAGACAGGGGAATTTTGTTCATGGATTCTTTTTAGATGGTGAGGATGGACAACAACCTGTCATCACAGGAGTGTTTGGTGTCAATCAATATGCAGAAGTAAAACGTAATAATGAATCATTAGATCCCTATGTGTTGTTTAGTGGAACTCCTGCTGATGAGGAATTTATTTCTAGAGATTCATTACCATTCAATCAAGATCAAGCCAACACTGATAAGACAGCTGTAGAAAGTGTCATTGGATGGGATCAAATATTTTCAGGAGCTGATAATGAAGCTCATTTAGATAGTTTGGTTGCTCAAGTAACAGATAAACCCCCTGAATGTGATCTTGATAGGAAAGAAAATATACAAGGGATATTAAAAAATGCCCTCAATAGAAAGCAGAGACTTGAAAAGGCAAAGAAAAAATGGAAGGATAAGATTTCAATTAATACTGATGGTTTAAAGATAGATGTAACAGGAGCTTTGAAGGGTATTAGTAATATAGAGAAAGAAATAGATGAAACAATGGCAGAAGCTCAAGAGAAGATCACTGGTCAAGTTAAAAGGATAACTGATGGCATTCAACTGAATATTAATAAGAAGATTAATAAAACTATGGCAAAAGCTTTTGCCAGTCTTCCAGTATCTCAACTAGGTAAAGCAAAGAAATTGGGAGATAAAGCTGCTGATGATCTTTCTTGTGCATTTAGAAACATACAGGGCAATCTTTCAAAGATGATTGGCAATTTTTTAAAAAATGCTGTCAATAAACTTATTAATGGTCCTCTTTGTGCTGTTAATAATTTTGTAGGTTCTTTATTGGGAAGAATTAGTGGAGTGATTGATGGAGCCACTGATGCTATTTTAGGTCCAATTAAATCATTTCTTTCATCTGTTGGTGGTGTTAATGATATAATTGATGATCTAACAGATGTTGCTAGTAGTGCTATGTCTTTTCTCTCATGTGCAGCAGCTCCTAGTTGTGATGAGGTCACAGCATGGAGTCAGGGTCTGGGTGTTGATGCTCCTGATATTCTTGGAACTCTAGATATTCCTGGTGCATTATTCAAAGCAAAAGAAATATACTCAGGAATTAAAAAATCTATTGGTAAATTTAAAAACATAGGGGATAGTATTAAACTTGCTGTTGAAAGAGCTGATTTTAGTGATGTAATTGGTGATGCAGTTCAATCTTGTAACGTAGGTCCACTTAGATGTGGTCCTCCTACCATACAATTTTTTGGTGGAGGTGGATCAGGTGCTGCTGGTAACGCTATTATAGGTGCTGCTGGTACTTTATTAGGTGTAGATATAATATTACCTGGAAGTGGGTATGCAGATGTTCCTTTTGTATCTTTTAAAGATTCATGTGGAAAGGGAGGAGGTGCTTCTGGTCTTGCAGTTATTCAAGATGGACAGGTTGTTGACGTTATAATGAATGATAGTGGAACAGGATATATTCCTGCTCCTGATGGAAGTCAAGGTGGAGATGGTACAACATGGGCAGAATCTGATGAGACTACAGTTAAAAGAGCAGATGGTACTTATGAAGTTCCATATTCACCAGGAGAAGTGATAACAGTTTTTCCTGGTGATCAAGTGACAGAACCTGGTGGAAAGCAAGTTATCATAGAAGAGTCTACTACAATTACTGCTAAGTCTCCTGAAGATGTAGTACAAAAAGGAACATCTCCTACTTCAAATACTGGAGAGTATCCTGTTCTATTAAGTATAGATACTATTAGCGTTGTTAAGGGTGGATTTAATTATGATTGCTCTAAAGATACTGTGGTAGTAGAACCTAACAATGGAGCAAAATTAACCATAGGTAGATGTTCTAATGGAACTATTGATAGTATAAATGTTGAAGATGGTGGAAGTGGATTTAAAGATGATCCTAACATTTATATTCAAAGTGATAGTGGTTATAATGCTAAATTGGTTCCTACCTTTAAGGTCATCAGGGTAGATCAAGATGAAAGAGTGGTGTCACCTGCTGATATTATTCAAGTTATAGATTGTGTAGGTAAATTTTAATGACTAAACCAGTTAATAAACATCCCTATAGAATAGGTAATGAGCATGGAGAGTTAAGATTTGGGCACATTATAAAAGAAAAACAGTTTGGATATCTAGTCAGAACTGGTGAGGATGGTGGAAGACATTACATTAGAATGAGATCTAATGGGGATGGTAGACAGGGACAAAAGGGAAGCACTAATTGTAATTCTCCTGGTAGTTTTACTATTAATTGCGGAAAAGATATAAAAGGAGCTAAAAGTGCTGATGGTGGTAAAAGAGTAAATCCTCCAGGATTTAATTTACTAGCAGAAAATGGAGATGTTTGTATAGCTGCTCCTAATGGAACTATTAGACTATCAGCTCAGAATATAGAACTGGTGGCATCAGGAAATGATGGTAGAAATGGAATTATTAAACTAAATGCAAATGAAAAAATTCGTATAGAAGCTCCTGATATTGAAGTTACTAGTTCAGTATCTACTAAGATAGTATCAGCAAATCAAGTTAATGTTATTGGTGAAGGTATTATGAATGTGTATGGTGGACTGATGGATTTTGCTGATGGTGCAACTTCATTGTTGGGATCTAAAGCTGCAGATAAACTTTCAGCTAAAGCTGGTAAGTTATCTTCATCTCTTGAAGATAATATGCGAGACATGGAAACTTCTATGGAGGCTGTTGCCAATGAATTGGCAAAATCTGGAATGCCAGCAAAATTAAAAGAGTTGGCAAATTCACCTGAAATTGCAGGATTAACCAGTCAGATGGAGGGAATGGCTGGAGAAATGGAAGGTATAGCTGGAGGATTGAAAGAAAATCTAAGCGAATTTGAAGAGCAAGCAAAAGAAATGTCAGAGAAATTTGGCGGTTTCTTTAAAGATAACTTATAGGAGGTATTATGAAAGTTCCAAGTATAGAAGTTGGAAAACAATTCCAAGTGGGTGCAGGAGAAGCTAAGTGTTTAGGTAAAGGAACAGAGGCTATAAGAGGATCTGGTTATGTAGAGGGTCCTGTGGAGATTGGTGATGATGAGGCTTTTGATGATGAAACTCCAGTAGCAACAGTGATGATAGGTCCTGATGCAAACACAGATACTGAAGAACATGCTAAAAGATCTCTTCATGTGAAGGG